TAGGTAATTTTATTTCCTGCTCTACGTTCGGTAAAGCTTTGTCTATATCTGCCATTATTTTTCTCCGAGTTCTTTACTACTATAATCTTTTTTTCAGGAACATTCAACCCCTGTGGATTAGGTCCTCTAAGAGGTGGAACTGTGGTTGTTAATTTTTTAGTCATCTGTTAAAGCCTGATATCCTTGTATACCTAAAGATAAACCTAATCCAGCTAAACCTGCTCTAGAAAGAACTTTTAATCCAACTCTACCTAAACCTAAATTAGCAATTTTTCTAAACGCTGATGGCAGTCCTCTTGTCATTTTTGGTGTTTGATCTGCAAATGTAGGATACAAATAATTAAATGGATCTGTTGCAATGTCTTCTAATGAATCTCCCTCTGATACTTGAGATGTAATATCCATTGCTGCTAATGGTGCAAGTAATCCTGGTGACGCTGCAACTCCCAGCCCTCTTCCCAAAGTCCTAAAACCTGTTTTTATAGCACCTGGTTTTTTCTTTTCTACACCCGGAGATCTAGATTTAAATCTTAGATCTGACTTACTTGCTCTTATTGTTGATGGTGCAACTGCAGCTGTTGATCCAGCAACAAGTGCGCCTGCTAATGGTAATTGATAATCTAAAATATCTGGTCTTGGAAGATCTGTTGTTATTGGACTTGTTGCCATATCAACTAACATGTTTTTCTGTTGATCTTCGTTTGATAAATAAGTTGTTGGATCATCATTTCTAAATGCTTTGACTAATCCTACTGCTGTTCCTACAGCTGCTCCTGCACCAAATGTTTTTACGCCTGGTGATTTTGCAAAGTTTAAAACTTTTTGAAAAAGTCCTTGTGGGTTTTTTTGTACAGCTTCATCAAATTGAGCTACGCAACCCATACCTCCATCAGCACGTTTAGATCTTCCAAAAATAGAACAAACATTATCTGTGTTGTTTTCAAAATCTTTCCTTAAATTTGTGTTTACAAATAAATTTTTTATCTCATTAGGTGCTTCCATTGATTCTAATGTTTTTACAATTCTAGGAAAAGTACCTGTTGCACTATCATAGGCCACGTCTGCTGCTGCACCTACTCTTCCAACGTTTGGAAGTTCAACTCTTACATTTCTTTCTTTTAAAATAGTGTCTAGTTGATTTGCTGTTTCTTCATTAACCCCTTTATTAAAAAAATTTGTTAACTGACTTTGTACAAAAGCCCTGTTAAATTGATTGGGTGTTATGTTTACATTAGTTGCATATCTCCCACCTCGTTTTCTTTTAGCTACTGGACTAACATCAAAAAGATCAAACAGACGTCCATCTTTTGCTTTTTGTAAATAATAATCATCTGATTTTAATCTAGAATAAAAATTACCAGTGTCTTTATCTAAACGTACGGCCATCATAGCTTTTACATTTTGACCAAAAGGAGTAGTGTTAATTAACTCTGGTTTATTTTGAAAATAATCATTTATTGCTGATATACCTCCCCGTATTTTTTTAATATTTTGTTTATCTAATTCACTAGCACCCTTTGTAATTGCTTTTTCATTTTCATATCTTCTTTTATTTCTTTTGTATGATACTTCTTCTGGATCTCCTGCAGGAGTTTTAAAACTAGTGCTCTTTCTTTTATTTAAAGCAGTTTCAGCGTCTTCTCTAGTGTTGAAATATTTAAGACCTATAAACTCTTCGGGTATAGCGGTTTTTTTAATATCTTTACTAGGTCTTCCAAACTCAATTTTAAATTTTGCGTCTGCTGGAATATCTGGATTTCTTGTTCTATCTATATTTGTTATTTCTCTTATGCTATTAAATCTGGGTTCTGTTCTTCTAGACTCTTCAAAAAATTTAAAATCTTTTAAAGCAATTGGTTTTATTATATTCTGATTTCTTCCTGTTGTTAAAATTCTACTAATAGTAGATCTTCCAATATCTTTATTATGTTTTGCTTTTAAAAATTTTACTATTTGATCAGGACCTAATTTTTCAGTTTCATATGTATCTAAAATTAATTTAATAGTTTCTGCGTCTAAACCAGATCGTTTACCACCACCTGTAAAATAACTTTTGTATATATCCTTAACTTTATTTATATCGACAGCCATTACACCTCCAGGATGCCGGCAAGACCGCCGCTTTTAAGTCCTGGAATGTCTATACCTAATCTTATTTGTATTTCTCTAATGCCATCTGGATAGTCATCAGGATTTTTTAATACCTTGTGCAGGTTTCTAAAATATTCTGTTTTCTCTTTTCCAACTAAACTTTTGTCAGATCCTAGACTTGCAAATAGCCTTGAAATATCTTTTGCTTCAATACCATACTTACGTAAAGCTTGGTAACCTATTCTTGCTGCACCACCAGCAAACATGGGTACACGTCCACCTTCTGCAAATTCAAAATCATCGGGGCTAATGGACTCGGGATCAAAGTATCTACTAGTTACTGAATTACCTTTTGCATCTTTTATCTTAACTAAATTTTCTGCAAACTCTTGTATATCATCTGGTGAATCTAACTTTGCAACTGCCGATGCAACTTTTGGTCCAAAGTATTTTTGAACAAGTAATAATGGATCTCCTAATCCACCACCGCCGCCTTCGGTTGCAAATTTTAAATCATCTGGTTCCATAACACCTGATAGAGTTGTGCCACCTGGAAACTCTGGGTCTTCTAAATCTTTTATTCTGTTTAAAAAATCTCTAGCGTTTGCTCTTGCTACTGGTTTTGCATTTTCTGCAACACCCGACATTTGATAAACTTTATCTACTAAGTCATCTACAATTAAACTATTATTCTTAACAGACTTGATCGCCTCTAATCCTGCACCTGAGAATGGCGCTGCAATATCATCTGGTCCGCCACGTGAACCTGGTGGTGGTAGATCTTCTGATAACTCTCTTGCTCGTCTTAGAGCAGTGTTGTCAGGAGCAAATCCTGTTGCTCCAAAATTTTCTGAAGTGATTGCATCACCAACTTTATATTTAGTTGGATCTCCTCCTTGCCTCAAAGACATCAATCCTGCTTTATCTAAATCAGAAGTTCTTGTTGCAAGATCTGTTACGTTCGCTGGCGCTGCAGGTGGGTTATAGAACTCATTCATCTTAGACATATTTTCTAATAACTTACTTGCTTGAAGATCATTTAATTTATCTCCAGCAGCAAAACTAACTGAGTCTTTTAATTCTTCGATTGCTTTAGCCTGAGGTAATGCACCTAGTGCCTCAGTGTTTAAATCCATTTTTAATATATCAGGCTCACCTTTACCAATGAAACTAACATTCGTCTTAGTACCTAAAACATCAGATACATTCCCACCAAGCTTTTGGTAGAGTTTTACAATCTGATTTACTAATTCTTTTCTAGCCATAATATTCTAATCTACTTCTATCTGGCAATGGTTCGTCTTCGTATGAATCTCTATTACGAACTATGCCACCTTGTTTAATACGCATAATCGCCTGTGTTGTGGAGTCGACATAGTCATCGTGATCTCCAAACGGAAATGATGCGCACTCTTCGACAACCTCTTGAGCGTAGTGTTCGTGCATAGGAGCCCAAACCATACCCATCTCAAAAAGCGGTGCTACTGAGTTTACTCTAGCATGTTTATCATTTCCTCGGCTCGGCGTAAAGTTAATTACGGGGATTCCCATATCTCTTAATTCTGCCGTCAAAGGGATTCCAGAGGCCTTAGCTTCAACGATTACCATGTCAGGCCGCCAATACAAATACTCCTCATGAGCAACTTTTCTAAGTTCTGGAAACTCATAACGGTCTTTGAACGCATTGAGTAATATTATATTAGACCTACCATCATCATCTTTGAAGACTCCCCAGGTAGTTATAGCTGAAAAGTCAGCAGATTCTTTTTTGAGAAAAGCTGTATCATATGATTGTATTATAAAATCACATTGTGGTGGGTCTTTGTGTTCCCAATTCATCCACCAATCTCTTTTAAGAATTGCACCTTCTTCAGCGGTTGGCTGTTGCATATACTGAGCATTCCAGTTGTTAACAGGAATAGATGCTTTGGTTTTTTGTAATTC